AAGGCAACAGTTCTAGTATTTGGTGCGGATCTTTTTTGTTGTCCGTATGTAGGTTTTATTGAAGGAAACGTAGCCATTATGCGAGCATACCTCCTGGTCGTTTTTGTTTAATTAATTCTGATTGTATAGCAACTGAAATCATACGACCAAGCTCTCTACCCTGTTCTTCATCTCCTTCAACAGAAGAACCAGAAGCATCTACATTTACTACAACATTTGTTGTACCGCCAAGCATTTCGTTTGGTGTAATCATTCCTGATACACCTGGAGTAAATACCTCTGGACCTTTTTCCCCAACAATATAAGAACCACCTCCTTTAACTGGTCCTCCATTTGCTCTAAATATAGAGCCTAGTATTCCTAACCCTGGCATAAAACTTCCACCGAAATTTCCAAAAAGTGCCATGTTAAATGCAGCATCTATCATCTTATTTAATACATTGTTTAAAACGTCATTTAAGGTAGACGTTCCACGGATTAGTCCCTTTATTCCTTCTCCTATATCTGTAACCAATGTTTCTTTAAGTTTTTGAGCCGAAGAAACTACTAAATCTGTTCTCATATTAAGTTCCATAGTCTTTTTAACTGCGTCTATTCTTTCTTTATTTTGTTTTCTGAGAAGAACTAGACCTTTTTCTAAACCAGCTATTTCATCTTGTAATATCTGCTGTTTAGTCTTGTCAGTTGTGGTTTTCAGTACTTCTTTTCGTAAATCTATCTCAGACTTTAAACCCGTAACATTATCAGAGTTTATCTTTTCAAACATAGCCATTTCCTTAGCTATAGCAGGGTTTATGCCTTGTGATCTAAGTTCTAATACTCTACTTTCAAGATCAAAAGCGGTTCGTCTGGTAGTTAACTGCTCCATAAATGTTAGGTTTGTATCTTTGACTAGAGAACTTACTTTATCTTCAATACCTAGTGCTCTTAGTTTTACTTCCATAATCTCTCTTTCCGCTTTCAATCGTTTTAACTCGGCTTTACCAGCTTGAGTTATTCTGCCCTCGCCACTGCCTAAGAAGCCAGATGCCTCTGTAAATCCTGCGATTCTAGCCTCAAGACTTCTACCTGTTATGGACTGTGCTGCTGCCTGATTTGCTAAGAATGTTTTAGATAATTCAGACTGAGGATCTGTTCCTACACCTCTGTTTATCATTTGTCTTTCTACAGCCGAGCCAGGGGTTACATCCTTCATAAACTTAGCTACATCGCCTTTAAATTTTGCCATTGACTTTTGTATAGATTTTTGGAAGCTACCTATATCTTTAGCTGCTTCTTGAAGAGCAAGTGTTTGTCCTGCTCCTAATGTTTCCGTCATTTCTTTTCGTACTGCTGCCAAAGCACTCTGCTTTCCTATCTGTTTTTCTATAAGAGCAATTTCTCTAGCTCTGGCACTGCTTAAAAACCCTAATGACTGTACGGCTTGTGAGGCACTTCCGTTTACTGGATCGAGTGCAGACCCTAATTCTTTTATTGAATTAACAAAACTCTGGACACCAGATACTACAGCCGTTCCAATTAGACCTCCTGCGAAGCCTCCCATCTGTCCACCTAACTTATCTCCAACTAAACCACCAGTAAAACCACCAGCAGCAGCTAATGGTCCTTGACCAAATAACAGTGGAAAAGCACCACTAATTAATGCACTTGTTAATCCGCTTCCTCTACCTGATCCTGCTGGTCCAGGTAATAATTGACCTCCCCTACGATTAAGTGGAGAACTTGGTCCGATAGGATTTCGTAATGCTTGGTTTAGCCTTCTAGCTTCTGCTGTAGCAGCCTGTTCTGTTGCTTTTATACCCTGTATAGTCTGTTTATTTCGTAATACTTCCGATCCAATAAGTTTTTTATTGTTTGCTATGCCTCGTTTTCTGGCCTTGTTTATTCTTTCTTCAAATACAGCAGCTTTTTTGGCTGATGTTGCTGTAAATCTTATACCCCCAGTATCATCACGGCTTACAATTCTGCCTGCATCGGTTAATCTCTCTGGAATTAAGCGTTTAATTCCTCTAGAAGCTGGATCGCCACCTAACCTTTGTGCAAGCATAGAAGCACTAGGCAGTGCTTTAGGTTGTCTGAGTGCTGTCTGCTGGTCTATAACTGCTGCTGATCTTCCTCCTAATTTTCCTGCTCTACCTGAGAGTCTTATAAGGTTCATTCCAGCAGATTGAAGGTTTACCTGTTTTACTTTTTCTGCTGTTACTTTCTTCTCCTGTGAAACTAATTTTTGGGTCTGTAAAATATCTTGCTTAGTTAAAAGTATTCCTTTCTTAGCTAAGTCAAGTTCTCCTGCCTGTAATTTATTCTTTGTATCTGCAAAAAGATTTTTAGTTTTGTCAAAATCTACCATCTTAGACGATATTTTCTGAGTCTTAGTAGCATTAGATATAAATTGATTTTGTAGTGATATTTTTCGTTGCTCTTGCTTTATTTCCTTATCAGCGATGACTGTTGATTTTTTGCCTTGTTGCTGCTTTACTTTTCCGACTTTATCTACCTTTACACCTAAATCTCTTAGCTGCTTGTCTAACGTCTTAGTATCTAACTGTATATTTACTTTGTAATTAGCAGCCACGACTATTTATACTAAATAATTCTATATTAGCGTACCTTGCGAGTCTGAGCTTGTCTTTTTGCTTTTTCGTATGCTTCTTCTTCTCTATCACTTTTGAGACTAAAATAAGCACTCCAAGCGTATAGCTCGTGTGTGGACATTTTTTCTCTTAGTTCTCTATGGGTATAACCCAGTTTTTCAGCTATAAAAAACTGTGTGTATAAAAAATTATCTTCTTTTAATTTAACTTTTTACGGCATCGGGGCTGTCCTCCTCGCCCATGCTTTGCATCTTACTCATAATGTCAAGAAGAACTCCAAGAGGTATTTCTCTTCTAAGAACAGGTAAATCTGCTGGAGAAAATAGTTTTGTGCCTGATTCATCTTCAGCTTTTGTAACAATTACCTGAAGAGCAAAGTCCAAACTCCCTTCTTCTTGACCTTTGTTCATAGCTATTAGTGTACTGTTTATGGTGTCTCTATCAGCTATGGTTAGAGGCGACCAGAAGATCTTTAATATTAGTTCTTCTCCTTTAAAAATGGAGTAGCTACTGCGTTCTTCGACACTAAAGGCTTTCTTCAGCTTGTCGATTGCTCTTGCTGTTGGCATAAAAAATTGTATCTATTCTTGTAGTATAGCTTAGTATCTTCCTGCTGGCTTGGTTGTCTTGGTCGTAAAACCTCTATTTAATGCTAAGAAGCCTTTATCTATATCTTTAAATATCTCTTTACTTTGCGTATAGACATCGTACCAGTTAGGAACATTGGGTCGAGGTGTTGTATTAAATCCTTTTTTAAATAAGTCCTCATACTTTATTCCCTTACCTTTTAGTTTTGCTTTGTTAATAACAAAAGCTGCGTAATCTGTTTCGTTACCTATAAAGACAGGGCTAGTTAATGCTTGGTATATTTTAGCTCCTTTTCGGCTTGACTCTCTAAATATACTGCTTGGTAATCTAGGTGGAGCGTCATCTTGTGGTATAAACTCGCCCTGTCTTGGTCTTGTTGCCTGTACTTCAGTTTTACTGACGATCCAGGATTCGGCAAAGGTTCCTGTCCAAAAAGGACTTCGATTCATTAATGATTGTTGTATCTCTTGGGCAGCTTCGGCTCTTGCCTCGGTTACAAGTTTTCTAACATCTTTCGGTAATTGTTTTATATCCTTAAGCATTAGCAGAGAAATCGCAGTTTATGACACTTAAAAAATGTGTGTCTCTATCAGTAGTTATAGCTGTAGGTCCTTCTATCTGACTGACCCTTGGAGATACTGAAAATGTATCAGAATAGTTAGAGGCATTTACTGAAGTAAGTCCAGTTATAACTGATTCTGCTATTGCAGCAGCTACCGCACTTCCCTTCTGGGGTGGTGTCATCACTCCGCATCGAATTACACCACTATAGTAGGTTTCTGCTGCACCTTGAGGTTGAAGCGTTGACTGATTAAAATTTATATTAACCATTACATACTTTTTGGTTATACCTGGAGTTGTGAAAGGCATATTGTCAAACACAACCGTTACTGTGTTGTCAGCAGTTGTTACTGCGTTTTTGATTGCGGTTTCAAATGCTGCTCGTGCGTTTACTAAAGTCATTAGAAAATAACGTCAACTCTGAATAAATACTCTTGACCACCACGCAAAGTTCTTATTTCTGTAATCTTTGCAACTCTGGTCGATCCAGAAAATGTAAGAGTGACCTCATCTGATAATAGTGGTTGGCTGTCTCCTATGAGATCGGGTGTTATATAAACACGGGCTACGTTTTCCTGAAAACCCGACTCTTCAGTGGACTGTACAAATTCTACGGGAACTTTAATTGTATAACTGGTGTCGCTTGTAGTTACTGCACCAGTAGATGTGTTGTACGATGTAGATAATTTTCTAGTGTAAATAATTGTTGTGTCTAATGAGTCTCCTAGTTGAGACACAACTTGTTTAGCTATGTTTTTTAGTGCTGTATCTAATTGTCCTGCCATTATCCTCTAACCGCCCTAAGTTGAAAACTACCTGCTCCACCTAGCATATATGCTCCAAGATAACTTTGTAGCCACGGGTAAACGTCAAGAATATTATTAACAGAACCAGTTCCCTGACTATCAGTATTATATTTAACCTGTATATCTCCTAACTTTACCTCAGAAAAATTACCATCTTTACCAGTAGTTCCCGTAATAGCATCAGTATCATTTGCCAATGCCCTAGCTAACTCATATTGTGCATATTTAATATTATTTGGAATTTTAGAACAAGCTAATTCAACTCCATCTACCTGATAATTATTTCTTGGAAATTTTAATGCCTGTCCATCATCACATCTATCTCCATAATAAACCAAAGTATCAATCCATCTAACAGCAGATATTAATGCTCTTTTCTTTTGATCGTCTGTTTTATTTGTCCAGGTAGAAGAATCTGGAGAGGTGTCAAAATAATCATTAGCTTCTGTCAATGTGACATAACTATTAGCATTTTCTCCTTTTATTGTTGCGTCTATAGTAGCTGCCACGATCAATAAGGTAATTTAGTTTTATTGTAGCGTAAAGAAAAAACCCCACCAATAATTGATGAGGTTTCGTTATGACCACTTGTAAATACTATTACGCAATAGTAGATGTATCAAGTGGAGAATTGACGATCATCTCGACCACAGGTATTAGGTCAGCATCGTATGTGATTCCCCAGTTATTTAAGTTACCTAACTGAGCATTTGTTGGGTTATCTGTAGCAGATGTCCACTTAGTTCCCATGATGTGATAAGCACTATGGTAATCAACAGACATAACATCCTGCTTAGAAAGAATGTTTCTATCTGATTCAATACCTAGAGGAGACTGTTCGCCTTCAAGAATTGTTCCTGACTTGATTAAATAGCAACGGAACTCTTTCTGATGACCAGATGTTCCAGGAATTACTGTATTAACCTGTGAGTCAATAACAACATTCATTCCAGCGAATTGACCGATGCTTCTTTCGTTAACACCGACACCGCCACCACCCCAAGTTACTGCACCACCAGAAGTGAATGAGCTTGTTGAGAATGTAAGCATACCAACCTGATATAGGTAGTAAGCAACAGATGGATGAACTACGATTGTATCTAGTTCTTCGCCTCTTTCTCCAAGAACTGATCTTCCTCTTGCAACTGTAGAAGCTGTCAAGAAGTTATCTTCATCAGCACCAGAAGCAGCAGCCTTACCTAAATCAAGTAAGTTTGCACCTAAAGGTCCAGAACCAGAGCCAAATAAACCATCCAAGACACTAAATAATCTTGCTGAGTTTAATTTGTTGATAGCATCTGCAATTTGGTTTCTGATGTGACCCATTGGATCTTCGCCAGCAGCCAATACAGCTACATCATCAACAGCATACGCAAAACCTCTATGACAGATAGTTGCGATCTGTGTTCCTGTACCAATCTTCTGTGGTGTTAAATAACCACCATTGCTAGTACCCCAAGTTGCTGTACCATCTAAAATTTCTTCAGTTGGAGAGATTGGGTTAAATTCTGGAACTTGTATTCTTGTTCCACCTTCTGTTGCATCAAGAAGTGCGTTACGCACAACAGCACCAGATTTTATAAATGCACTACGTTCCTTGATAGCTTCGGAAACATATGTGCTGAGATTATTTCTCTTAACGATGTCCGCTAGTAGGACACCGCCAGAATAATTCTGAAACGGAGCAGCCATTCAGATTTACCTATTTAAGTTTTGCGATACCCTAATCACAGATAAGGGGGTCAATTTCACGGAAATTAACTATTTAGTTTTAGCCTCTTGCTTGAGCACGGCTGCAAGCTGTGGGTCTTGTTCTGATATTAGCATTTGTTGAGTCAGGTTGCCCGTTTTCCACGGATTCACTTGACCTCCAGAAGCATTTGCTATAGGACTAGGTTTTGCACCCATTCCAGCAGCACTACTAGGTTTAAAATGATGTTCCCAACCACTTCCAGGGTTTTTAAGACTTGAAAGATAAGTATTTAAATCTTGTTCTACACCACCATTAAGAACAACTACTTTACCTTCATTGTTTTTCTGTAACTTACTTTGTAATAATGATAAAGTTTGTTCTGCATTAATCGCTCCAAGATTACTAA